GGAAAGGACCAGTGCAAACAAGAAGAAGGTTGTGGATCCAAAGGAGAAGAGTCCTGACTGGGGTGATGGTTTGGTTTATTTTGTGTGGAAAGACAATACAGGTCTCGCTTTTGGTTTCGCATAGATTTCTATTTTAATAAGAGTTTTTTATAAAGAGTTCGCATCTAAATAGAATAATAGTTGTCAATTAATGAACTTCTAATTAATACTCAACCATAAAAAACTTTAAATAGGATGCAACATAATAAAGAAGTATCCCAAGAAATTCCCAACTTCCCCAATCACATTAATGGCATCATTCAAAGACTGGTTCAGGCCATCAAAGAAGTCTGTAATAACAGTGGACTCGTTAAATGAGACCACTCGAGAAGGAATTAATAAAGGTTACATTCCAAAATTTCTATATAAGCCACCATTTGGCTATCCAAGATTCGCAAACATGACCTATGTGCGATACTTAGCACAAACTCCATACGTGGAAATGTGCATCAGCACAATCATTGATGAAATAGCAAGTATCCCTTGGGATATCGTACCAACTGAAGGTATGGAAGACCAGGAAGATGAAGCTGAAAAAGAGCACATAAAGAATTTCTTTTTAAACCCTAATACTAATCGTGAATCATTCGAGGAAGTTTTTATTCGAATGCCAGTAAGAGACATTCTCGAAGTTAACAGTGGAGTTCTAAATAAAGTTTTTAATATGAAGGAAGAAATGGTGGAAATAGTTGCAAGAGATGGAGCAACATTCACTAAGAACCCTGACGTTCATGGAATGTTCACAAACAGGGATGATATTATCATGCCAAACAGGATTGTTGATGATTCTGTGGGCCAAGAATATTTTAATCCTTATACAGAAATCACAGCAACAAGCTCCAGGGAAAGAGCAGCTTATTTTCAGTATGGTTGGATAGCAGGACCAATCCCTGTACCATTCGGAAGAAGAGAAATAGTCTGGATGGAAAAGATGAAGAGAACTGATGATCACTATGGATTCAGCCCAGTACAATTCTTAGCAAAGAGTCTGCAAATGCTTCTTTATATGATAGAGTCAGACCTCGAATACTATAATGATAATAATGTTCCAAAAGGAATCATAGGATTGGATGAGTCAGATGCAGATGAAATAACAGCATTTAAGGAACAATGGTTCGAAACACAAAGAACAAAGGATGAGTTCGGAAGTTGGAAGAAGATCATGAATAAGGTTCCTATTGTTAATAAGACTCCTAATTTCACAAGAATAGAATTCAGTGCAGCAGAAATGCAGGTTATTGAGAAACAGAAATGGTACACTAAAATGGTGTGGGCTTCATTTGGAGTTACAGCTGTAGAGCTCGGATACACAGAGGATGCAAAAGGAAGTGCGAATCAGATTGTACAATCAAAAGTGTTCAGGAAGAAAGCTATTAATCCAATGTTGAGAAACTTGGAATCAAATTATAACATGAGTATAGTCTCAGAGTTTGGTTATTTTGGGGAGATTAAAACTCCTGCAGGAAAAGTAATCAAGAAGCCAAAGTACCAATTCGTGTTTAAGAAGTTCGATGTTGATGAAGAATCAGTAAAGTATGAATTATATAAGTTGCAAACAAGTTCAGGTTTGAAAACGATTAATGAGATCAGGAAGAGTGAAGGACTTGAAGACCTTGAGTGGGGAGATGATGCGCCTAAGGATTGGATGCAGTCAGATGGTAACAATTTCACGTTCGGAGAAGGGTACTCAAACAGAGAAAAAGAAGCAATGAATCCTGATGACAATACGCAAACAGATGTTGATGAGAAGGGTTTGAGGGGGCCTCCTGAGAAACCAACTGTTGATCCAGATGCTGAAGAAGATGATGCTGAGGAAGATGATGATGAGGATGAGGATGAGAAGAAGGCAGGTCCAGGTGGGCATGTTCCTGATAAGACTGGGCCGCATGGAAGTGGTGATGGTCCTGGAGAAGGCGGGGCTGATGGAACAGGAATAGATAAAGATAAAAAAAAAAAGACAAAATCATTGGAACTAAAATTTAAATATGTTAAGAGAACAGGAAGTCCAGGTAAATATCAGTATTGGTATAGTAATCCAAAAACAGGAAAGTTGGTGTCTGGAGATAAACCAAAAAAAGATAATTCTATTTTATCAAAAAAGGAAGGTAATACTGCTACAGAAAGAAATTATAATAAGATAGTGGATATAGTAAAAGATAAATTGACTTCTAAACAAATAGAAAATACAAGAATTAGGGCAGTTTCAATAAGGGAGAATGGGAAATATAATGTTGATGTTAGGGCAACTCTTACTTCATCTGATGGAAGTATTGGTAGTAGTTCAATAGTTAGTATGCAATTAAATCAGGAGAATTCTGCAAAACAACTTGTTGATATGTTTAATGAAGAAGTTAAACTAAAAAAGGAGTCTAAGGCTCAAGAGCCGAGTAATCCATTAATTCTTAAAGAAGGCGAAAGACCAATTGGATACACAAGACTCGAAAGAGCAATCAGATATGTTAATAAACAAAACGAAGCAGAAATCCTCAAATTTCTCGATGCAGAACTTGGAAAGCCTACACTTAATGAAGTGAAAGGAATCAAGGAGATCATGACCAAGATTAAATCATTACTCGGAATCACCGCTCTAAAAAGTATCACAGAACAGATCATAAAAAACAATTATCTTAAGGGATGGGAACAAGCAGAGAAAGCCTTGAACAGAAACATTCTACCTGACAAGAATGCTATTGATTACATGACTGACTACACATATGATAACATCAAAGGAATGAATGATGATATCGCTGAGAAACTAAGGGGTGTAATGCAAAGAGGATTCATGGATGGCTCAGGAAAAGACGAATTAAAAGCAGAAATACTCAAAGTGTTTGAAGTTGGAGATAACAGAGGAAATATGATCGCAAGAACAGAAAGCAATAGAGCTTCAAACTTCGGAAGATTACATGGTTATCAAAAGAGTGGTATGCCAGGAACAAAAGTGTACTCGGCACATATGGATGGAAGAACAAGTCCACTATGCAAGAGATTAAATGGTCAAGAAGTCGGATTGGATGAAGACTTTGTAGATCCAAAAGGAGAATGGAAAGGACCTGTGCCACCTGCGCATGTGAATTGCAGAAGCAGTTGGACATTCAAAGTTGATACAGCAATAGATCATAATTAATGCTCAACCCTAAAAAAATTTAAATATATCACAATAAGAGGTAATACTATGACAGAGGAAAACAAACAAGAATTCGTATTCTACAGTGATAAGCTGAATTATAAGACTGTTGATGGCTCAAAAGGAAAAGAGTACTTCGTTGAAGGATATATCTCAACTGGAGACCTTGACTTGGTAAATGATGTTGTGACTAAATCTTGCATGGATAGTATGCTGCAACAATTTGATGGAAGAAGTATTAAACTGGATTTCGAGCATGAATCATTCAGAGGAAAAAGTAAGTTGGATGCTGAAGCAAACAAGACTCGTCTACCACTCGGAAAAGCTATTGATAAAAGCAGAGATGAGAAAGGTGTGATGGTTAAGTGGCAGATGAATCCTACGTGGAAGAAGTTCGATGAGAAAGGAAATGTTGTAATGACTTTTAAGGATATCTGGACTAATGTGGAAAGCGAAATGCTTGATGCATTCTCAATTGCTTATGTTCCTACTAAGACAGCTAATCAAGATCGTGAAGGAAAGAGCATAAGATTATTAGATGATGTGAATCTTTTAAACGTGGCACTTACAGGTAATCCTATTAATCCGATGGCGACAATGAGTTCTGTGATGGCCAAGAGTCTTGAGTTTATGAAGGACCAGGAAGGAATTGATATGGATGCGATTGAAATCAAAGATACAGAACTGAAATATAAGTATACTAAGCGAACTGGTGGACCAGGAAACTACACATACACGTATCCTGATGGAAGCACAAGCAAGAATCCTAACAAGAAGCCGTCTGGAGATTCAGGAAAAGAAAAGCAAAGTAAGGAAGACTTTGCAACTTCAACTTTATTAAATGATGAGAATTCAACTGATAAAGAGTTGGTTGAACATTTTATGAAGGAAGGGCCTATGAGTAAGGAAGAGGCTGAGCATTATGTGTCTCAAAGAGATGATGCTCTTTCATCTACAGATTTGCAATGGGAAGCAAAGCCATATAAGAAGAAAGAATCAGGATCATCAAAAGAGTCTAAGATTACTCATGAGAATGCTGTAAGTATTATTAAACAACTTTCAAACACAAGAGAAGATCGTCAAACTCGTATGATGAGTGAATTATCTGATGCAGACCTTGAAGTTGTGAGGGATACTGCGAGTCAAAATCTTTCAGGTGGGAATAAGTATAGTCAGGCTGCAAGTAGGGAAGCTGTGAAGGTTACGAGTAAAGAATTAAATTCCAGAAAGAAAAAGCCAAGTAAGAAGAGTGCGGATGAATTATTCACAAGAGCTGTTGAGCTAAACCTATCAGTAGGAATGGCAGACAGATTTATTAAATCAAACTTATCAGGCAGAGATGTCGATAAAGAAAATATGGGGTACAAACCAATGGTAGATAAAAAAGATGAAGCGCCAGAAGCTGAAGCTCAATCCCCTAAAACCCCAGTGGTTGAAGGGAAAGAGCCTGTAGTTGAAGGAGCAAAAGTAGAAGTAACAGATACAGTTGAAGCTGAAGCACCAGTAGAGCCAGAACAAAAAAGTATGACTTTAATGGAGCTTAAATCAGTAGTCGAAACCTTAACAAAAGATGTAGATCAGCTGAAAACTGAGAACAAAGACCTTAAAGCAATTGTAGAGAAACCTCTGCAAAAAGCTAAAGGAGCAGAAAAGAAATCAGATCAAAGTGGCGCTGAAGCAAAAAGCTTCAAAGGACCAATTGATATGATCAGATAAGAGGTAAATGAAATGACAGATATAGGAACAGGAACAATAAGTGGAGCATTCGACCATGTCGGAGCTTACCAAGCCTCATTCGGTATGTTAAAATCAGGCGTTGCATATGTTAATGGTTGGACAGAACAAGACCTAAGAGGCGAATTAAAAGGCATCATGGAAAAAGGCATGGCGCAAATACAAGCAAAAGCGCTTGGACCAACAGCTGGTGGAGCTGGAACTGCAGGATACGCACTTGTGCCAATTTTTGTAGATCCAAGAATCACTGACCAAAGTCGTAAGTGGACACCACTTGTAGAGTTAATCCCAAGAGTAACAAACATGGGCCTAACCGCAGACTACAATATAATCACAGCAAAAGGAGCAGCTTATACTGCACTTGCAGATGCAGCACTTCCTGAAGCAGATGATACATATGATAGACAATCCGCAGCAATTAAGTTTTTATACAGTGTAGGAAGAGTACTTGGACCAATGCAGGCAGGAATGCCAAGTTATATGGTTGAAGGATTTAATCCAACTGGTAATGGTATGGGACAAGGTTCATTCAGTCCTGCAGGAGCACCAAATGCTAAACAGCTTGAAGTGTTAATGAAGGCAAGAGCTTTGAAAGAACTTGAAGAAAACTTAATCATCAATGGAAACACTGGAACAGATGCAACTCAGTTCAATGGAATTGTAGCATTACAAGCAACAACTAATCAAAACGATTTGGCTGCTGCTGCTTTAACATGGGATGATGTTGAAGAAACTGTGCAAAGCGCTTTCGATGATGGTGGAAGACCTAAACTTGCAGTAGCATCTTCAAGTGTTGTAACTGACTTAAGAAAGATAATGATTGACACTTTCAACTTCAGACCAAGTGATTTGGTTGGTGGAGTAAAATTGCCATTCGGAATCCCCCCAATGTTAGTATTACAAACTATGGTAGGACCAATCCCGGTTATTCCAAGTATGTACTTAAGCAACACAAGCGGAGCAAAGCAAATCTTCTTCCTTGATACAGACTTCATAGAGATGCGTGTCCTTCAAGACATGACATATGAAGATCTTGCGAAAACAAATGATAGTAACAAGTTTATGTTGAAAATCTATGAATGTTTGGTCATGAGAGCACCGAGCTTTAACAGTTTCATAGACAACATAGCATAAGAGGTAAATGAAAAATGGCAACAATAGCAATTGGAGATTGCACAGTAACAATTGATCCACAAGTTGGATTTAATGTTTTCAAAATC